ACTGTTTTACGAGTAGGATCATAAAGACTTTGATTTTTCATTATTACCTATAGAAAAGAGGTAACCGAAAAGGCTACCTCTAGATTATTTTTTTGGCGTGTGCATCTTCAATATCTGACCGTCTCTACGACCTTTATCATTCATTGAATCTTCTGAATTCATAGGCTTTCTAAGCATAGTCTTCATTGTAGGCATATCACACTTGATCTTACCCTTTTGAACTGGAACTTTGCTCATGAATAGCGTCCTTTATAAGCTTGTTTCTTGATGTCTGAACATTGTTTAGCAACAAACTTATCTTGACGAGCTACATATTCAGTAGTTTTGTTAAAACCCATTTGCGAATAATTGCTTTCAGGTCTTTGATAATCATCAACTTTTGGAGCCATATCACCTTGTACATAGCCCTTTTTTGCCATATCTGCCATTTTTACCCCAATGATGCTGTTTGCATCTTGTTTTCTGTTTTAGAAACAGGTAGTGGCTTAATACTTTGAGCCTCTGCCTCGTCTCCTTCTTCACCTTTTAATCTTTCCACAATATCCATATATTGAGCTAGATGATTCAAATCAATACTTTGTAATTCTTTGATCGCTTTAACTAGATTTAAGGCTGATCCTGTGCGATCTTCTTGCGCTCTTTGTAGACGTTCAGCGTTGAGAGCTTTGTCTAGTTGTAACTTACCTTCTCTTTCTTTAGCCAATCCATCCTGCGCGCGTGAATAAGAAATCTTAGTCTGGTTCTCTACTTGAAGCTGTTGCATCTGAAGATCTTGCAATTTCTTAGCTTGCTCTGCTTGTTCTTGTTTAGCTTTATCCATCTTCTCTATGATGCGGTCTTTATTTTGGATGGTCATAGCTTCAATGATTTCATCGTGAGGGAATATCTCACCGAAAAGGCTTTGAGCATGGAGCAGTTGAGCTAGTTCAAGTTGTTGTTGGGATTCAGTAAGGGAACCTTGCACAACCTTACAACCATATTTAACGAATGCTTTATTATCAAATTCTGCGGTTGGCTCCTCGCCGATCACTTGACGAACTTTTCCATAAGTCCAGTTTTTTTGGATCATTTCAATAATGATATCTCCGCAAAGACGCTGTGATTCATCAAATTGGTCGAATAGCCGTTGAAGATTGCGCGCAGAAGCTGCTTGTCTCATCATTGTAATGATTCCAGCTTTGTCATCAATATCAATGCCCATTGCGTTAGGGTCAACGCCAGCAATCCTATGAATGGTAGACATTAACATCTCTTCCATCTGAAGCATGACAGGGGAAGGAGGATGAATATCCATGTTTTGAATATCATCGGGCGATGCGTCTTTCTTGTAGATTAGTGAGCGTCCATGCCCTTGATTCATTGAGTCATCTGGAGTTACCAGCGATCCTTGACGGATTTTTAGCCCTTGTTGCTGACTTTCTACAATATCTAGATCTCCAACCTTCATACGATTGAATAGATATTGGGCATCTTTTAGGTCGGTTGCCACAGAGCGGAATTTGTACGCATAGTACGGAGAATCAGGAGAAAAATAACCCAAGAAGATCACATAAGGATAGCGATCAATACCGTAAGGATTCGGTTCATCGACCATGACCCTATCATTTAAAAGTATAGAACGTCTGACTGTCTGCTTAGGCTTATTAACAAATTTGATACGGCCATTGAATTGTTGATGAATCACTCGCATATCTTCTTCGTCACCGTTAAACTCTATGATCTCGCTAGTCTCTTTATCGACCATGTAGGTTGCTTCACGAGTGCTTAAATACCAATATTCATCAAAAGCAATACAATCAGCTGTTTGAAGCTGATAAACTTCGGGCATGAAGTAAAACTTATCGTCTCTATAGCCACCTTTCGGCAATGCGAGGATCTCATCTCTAAAGTCAGGATAGAAATTAGCGGCTTCCTCTCTACCAAAGAATTGTCTTGTCCAAATGAACCGGCAATCGGAAAGATCGTGCCGTCTAAAGTATGGATCTATGAGAACCGACTTGAAATCAACAAGTCTCAGCCGGATATCGCCCGATACGGGATCAGTTGTTGTATCTTTAAAAATTGAAATTAATGATGCGCCTTGAATCAAAGGCCCTTGCTCGAAAGCATCTGAATAGATTTGATATGCGCCTGACTGATTGTGTACGTTGTAAAGGCATTTGGTAAGCTGATCGGCTGTCTTTTGAGCGTTAGGATGTATGGGTGTGCATATTGTGCTTTTTCGAGTCTGTCTTTGCTGTCCAGTGATGCTCTGAATGATGGGATTCATGATGTTAAAGTTAAACATCTTCTTTCGATAAGTAGCGACACCCGGGAAGAGTTGCCCCCATATATCCTGATCGGCCATTACAAAGCGTTGATTTAAGTCAGCTTGATACCACTGCGTTTGAAGTATATTTATTGCATCGGTGTAGTTCTTATTCATAGACTGCCGGAGAGACAAATCTACTTCGGAAGACGGCCAAAACAAAGGATCATTGTTGCGCAAATTACACCTCTAATCATTACCTTGCATATTGTACAATAAAATTTTAATTGTAAATAGAGCGGATTTGTTAACCCCAATAATTTTTGAGAGCTTTGAGATCGGTTTCAACTGAGCCGTTACCATTCGTGCCAAATGCTCTAATTCCCATGCACGCATATCGAAAAGCATCTGCCCCATTAGACCATTGATCATGCAAAGGCTCATCGTAATAAACCTTTAGAGACTCATTATACTTCTTCCGATAGAAATCTAGACATTTAAGACCCCGCTCGCATTTTACCGCATCAAAATGACAAAGGGAAAGAGTGGATCGGACAGCCTGAATTCCTTCCATAATTGGCTTCTTAGGAACTACTTTCATGTCATAGCCGAACTCTCGAGCAGAGGCGAGTCGGTCAACTCCACTAGTAAACTCACGATTCTGCATGTCATGCGGTACAAAGTGCTGACCCCAAATGATTCGATTCTTACGTTTCCACTCATCAAGATAACTAAGATAATGCTCCAGCCCTTCACCCTGATTTTCGTAATAATCAACAAAGTTTAGCTGTCCATTTCTGAGTTCCTGAAACAGCCAAATAGCCGTTGCATCCCCTACTCCTATATCCCAAGCGCTAGACACTGGCAAATCAGTCATAACAGGCAATGACATCAAGCGATCTTCTTCCCTAGCTTTCTGTATTTGCTTACCATAATAGCTCCCTTCAGCTCCTCTAGTAAACGAACAAAGATATTCTTGCTGAATGAAATCTTCCGGCCATCCCTCCGCTCTTAACTTATCTAAATGATCCTCCGGTAAAACGCCAGTATCATGGATAGTGAGTAAGCTAGAATAGTAAGCATGAGGATTTGCTTTTGCATGATTGTAGAGTTGATAGAAATGATTTTGACCATTAGGGGTGCTTAAAAAGATTGCGGTCCCCTTATTCTGCGAGATACGCGGCTCAATAGTCATCCATGCTTCGGGGTCCATGTAAGCATATTCTGAGAGAATGATAAAGCTAGGGTTCATACCGCGCGCTCTAGCGGCATTCCTACCATCTAAGCCCATGACACAGTAGATTGAGCCATTGACAAGCTCGATTAGCATCTCAGAGCTGTTTTTACTTTTAATGAGCTGTGGGGGAATATGATCCAGATATGCCATTGATGTACCATCTGCATTATCATGAACGCTTTTCCAGATAGCACGCTTGCCTTGGCTATAGTTAGGGAAGCAATGGAGATAAACGCCTTGTTTCTGCATCGCTCGTTTGATGAGATAGTTAAGCGCAAAGATGTCCTTTCCTGCGCCCCTATGCCATGAAATAACGGCCTTATCTATCCCGCTATCAAGTGCCTTCAGAACTGGAAGCTGGTAGCTCCGTGGCTGGAATTTGTATGGGAGAATCAAGTTTTGCGTTTGCGTAGTCAAGAATATGCACCTGTGTAGGCTGTTGATTCATAGCGGCTTTGACTGTTGGATCACAAAATCCGCGTTCTTGTCCTTTATTATTCAAAACATAGAAAGCAGATTTTAGGGCTGATTGCATATCTGTATCAGCTCTTTCTAAAGCTAGAGAAAGCGTATCTTCTGCACCATCTAAAAGCTTTTCATCACGTGTTTTTCTAGCATCTTTGAGGGCTTGCATTAGTTCAGGATCAGCATAAATATGTGTTCTAACTGTTTGATCTGCATAGCCTAAAATAGAAGCGATTTTTAAAAATCTGCCACCACTTTTTTTTATAGCATCCAAAATCTCTAATTTTGTGCAATCAAAAGGAACACCGCCAATACCCATTATTCTACCACCATAGTTATCTTAACAGTCACTTTATCGGGCGTGGCATTGAACTCTTTCACAGCATTATCCATGTGTTCTTTGATTGTTGGATCATCTTCATGAACTGCATAGGGTTCATAAATCAAATGTTTCGTTGTCTGCCGTTTCTCTTCGTTTTTGACTGTTATGCTGAGTTCAGAGACCATGTTTTCCTTTTATATCGGTATCGGTGCCCTGTATGACCCATTATCTAGAAATAAATCATACAGGGTTGCTATGGAACGCTGAAAACCGTCGAATCCCTCGCCATAGCCCGAAGTATGTAAACTACTTAATTTAAACAAAAAAGGGAAGGGAAAAGATTGAGGTTAAATGCTACATATGCTACATTGTACACATAACCAACAAATCATGGGATACGAAAATGGAAACTTATAACTCAATGTCAGACATTAAACGCTTTATTTCAGATCAACCATTAGAAACGAGTTTCTATGTAGAGGATTATGTAGAGCTGGTATCTGAATGTTATCTTACCCTTCTTGAAGAAAAAGGCTTCACTTGGGGAAATGAAATACCTCACGTGTCAGATGATGAATTTTGGGATATTTTTAAGTTTTTTGAAAAGGAAGAAGAATGAAAAGAAACATTCCAAAAAATCACAACTTACTTATTTATCAACTTAACGAATTGAAGAAGCAAAAAGAAAATAAGAAACTTATCATCAAAAAAGAAAAGCGAGATAAAGACAAATGATTACATACGACTGTTACGAATGCCGTGAAGAGTTCACGGAAGAAAATCCAGAGGAGTTCGGAAATAGCTCATATTTCGGATTTGAGCCGGTTTATTGCTGTAAAACATGTCATGATAAATACGATGGACCAGGCGATGAGTATTACGAAAACTTTGCAGAAAGCCAAGCTGGTTATGCAGAAAGACAATATGAAGAATTAAGGGGAGCTGGGAGAATATGAAAAAATATTTAATTCTAAGTCTGCTTTTGTGCTCCTGCGAAAGTTTAGCAGATAAGGTAAAAGAACTAGAGGAAAGAGACAGAATGCAAACCGAGAATGAGAAAATTAGGAGAGAAAACTATTTTCCCGAATTAAATTTAAGCCGAGGACATTATAGAGGCCATCAATATATTTATAATCATGGACGATATAATTTTACATTCATTCACGATCCTGATTGTCCATGCTATAAAAAAGGAAGTAGATTATGACTACTAAACCCCCAATATCGAAGAAGTTCTTTATGATGCGCCTAGATCCTGAAGTTGTATTTGAGGCTAGAATGGCCGCTGTTAAGGCGAAGGTAACATTGAGAAGCTGGATTGAGAATGTAATAACCAGAGAAGTGATGAGGAAAAAGTAATGGGTAGAACAACACATATCCAAGCTTATATTAGTCCTGATTGTCCGAAGTATAAGAAACATGCCTCTGTTTTGAAAGCATGCGTTGAGGCTGAAGTATCACTTCCAAAAGAAACGGCGGAATACTTTGGCTATGAAGAAGCT